CTTCATAGTTTCCTTACTTGCTCTATCCAGATCAGACTTCTCCTGCCTATATGCAGAATTTAAACCTGATTCCATAGCATCTTGAGCTAACTTGGCTTCTTCCAATTGTAACTTCTGTGCATCCAATGCAGCTTCCGCAGCATTCTGTGCAGCATCTAATTGTAATTTCTGCTGTTGCAGTTCTACCTTTTTCTGTTCGAGAGCAACTAGTTGTTGTTCAGGAGACTGTGCCTGACCCATAGCCTGATTAGCATTAAGTACCTGTTGAGCAGCATAAACCATAGCACCTTCCATAACTTCTGGAGATTGTTCTGGAACCTGTTGTAATGCCTGTTGAGCAACACCATTAATCTGCTCTTGATACTTATGTACCATATGTTCCTGAATATTAGCTTCCAATATAGGCTTCGTACGTTGCATAGCTGGATTCTTTCCATGAACAGGATCTTGTAAATAAGCTGTCTTAACCTGTATATGAGCATCATGATTCTGACCGGGGAAGGCACCAATAGGTATACCCTTTGTCGCAGCCATGATATCTGATACAGGATCAAGTTCTTTTGGTTTACGTTTAGGTGGAAGTATCTCTTCCATATTCGGCATGTTGGCTGCATTTAAAATTGTTCTGTTTAATGCTTCCAAGTTAAACATGCCGGGAGGTGATTGCTGTGCCATTTGCATAGCCATTTGTGCAATCATAAGGCGGTGAGCATTGGATGGAATATTGGGATCGCTGACGGGGATAACGTCCACTCTTCCATCAAAGTCGGACTTGAATATACTCCGACTTTCATACGGCACATCGTAGGGATATTCACTTGGTAGATAATCATAATCTATTCTAGCCAAGATCCTAAATTCATCTCTCTGGGATTTATGCAATCTCTTGTGGATTGCAGAGAAGAATTTACTGGATGCTTCCAGTAGTGCCATAGTTGTACCCACAGGTCCGTAAGAAGATGCTTCCGATACAATCTGTTCTGTACTGTCGGCAAACTTCTGACCTGCTGTTGTTACGAAACCCAACATCTGGAACAAGGTCGAGGAAGGCTCTTTGTAGGGGAGAGGAACGATAGCCTTTGCCAAGTCCATACCTGTAGATTCAACTTCTTTAAACTCACCGGGGCTGATAGGATCATTGTCACCAACCATCCTAACACCTTTTGCCTTAAAGCCTCCCGGCAGGTTCGCAAATTGACCTGCATCAATGAGACTTCTCATTGCTGCTGTAGCACTCATGGTTAGATTACCAAGGAAGTGCATGAGGCCAAAACCGTAGAAACCAAAACCCGGTACGAATCTATAATGTACAAAGTGATTCACTTTTTCTTTATTCGGATCATCAGGTTTATAGTTTCTACGAATACATAAAACTTTTCTGGATTGTTCTTCTATTGTTACAATGTAGGGAAGTGCTATTCCCTCTTCTTTATTAGGTTCATCCAATTCCAGATAACAATGCTGTTCCAGTAAAACATATTGAGGATCTGTATCCTGTGTTGGAGAGAACCCTAATATTGTATCCATCTTGGATGCAAATGCCGTGGGTTCAGGATTGGATGCTTCCGGTAATTCTGTATCGGAATATATTCCTGAACGAATATCTTTTGCCAAATCAACTGGACTACGATAAATTACATGTGTATACCTGTCAGCCTTGGAAAGATTACTGGAATAATAAGATACGTAAAACTGGTCAATAGGTACAAATTCTGACACTGGTCGTTTAAGATTTGCATCGTAATATACTTTCTTAAATGCAGAGCCTATTAATGGAAGATGGAAGAGCATCTTTTCAAATTCGTCAAAGTACTCTGGCATCTGCTCTGTAAGCTGATAGTTCATAAAGTTCTTGACACGATTAGCTTGTGTCTCACGTTGAGGAGTGGACTTGCCAAGTATCTGTGTCTTTATCGGACCTGCTGATGGAAACAATTCCTGTGATGCTTTACTCTGGAACTTCACGGCTGATTCAATTAGCAATGGATGTACAGCCGTACATGCACCTTCAAATGGTTCGGAGGATTCCTGTATCTTCAGACCAAGCAGATCGAAGCCACGTTCAAACATGGACTCCCATTCTTGTCGGGAGTTCTTATCTGCATCGTAATTATTATAAGTATCCTCTGCAATTTCTCCCAGAGTACTTTCATCTAGATCTTCTGCAAGATTTGTATACCATTCTTTTATAGGAGCTTCTGCTTCCATTTCAACAGTATTGCTAAAATCTACAGTAACTCCACCATCAGGATCTAATTCAAATGTTGCTTCTGTTTCTTCTTCCATAGGAACAGGACTCATAGGAACTACATTAGATACTTCCTGTGGTATTTGTTCAAATGGATTTCGTTCTGTTGCCATATTTATTTTCCCGTCTTTATCTATCTACTGGTATTTGAAAATCATAATCATCATCATGTGCTGTAGGTGTTGGACCCATTACATAAGCAGCAGCTCCCAGTGGAGTTCCTCTTTTAAATACTGATAGAGCTGATAGTAATTTATTTATAGATGGCTTATCAGTTTCTTTTGGACCTGTTATCTGTTTTGAACCTTTAGGCTTTGTATCTTTTTTATCAGCCAGTTGAGTTAGTAATCTTCCTAATGCATGTGTACCAATCGTTTTACCTACATCTTTTATACGTTCTTCTACAGAACTAGGACGTTTTGTATTTTCTGGAACTGCTTCCCACGGAATATCTTTTATATCTATTCCTTTTTCTTTTTCATATACTGGGATTGATTTTCGTACTATATTAGGTATAACTTTATTTGTCAGATAATCGACAGTATTTCTTTGATCTTCGTTTAATTCTTCAGAATCTGAGGTAGGTAATCTCTAAGATTGTAAGGGATGACCATGTTCTTCAAACTCAGCATCTTGAATTTCATATTGTATATCAGTAATTGCCTTAGAAAATATACTTCTTCCTTTATCTGTATCAAATAACCAATCTACAAAGTCATCAGGATACTCTTCTTTAAAAGACCTTTTTAAATCTCTTCTAGCATTCCACACATGGTAGCTGCTATTATCTACAGCCTGTAAATAATCTTGTAGAGCCATACGTTCTGGGGAATCGTAATACTGACCAGCTGAAGGGTCTTCAAAATCTTCATCCCAGTCTCCACTATCTCCATACCACTCTTCATATCTATCTACTCCATCCTGAAAAGATCTAGGACGATCTTCTCCTTTAATTATCTCTCCAGCAGCTTCAGCCATTGCATTTCCATCTGCTCCTCCGAAATCATTGGTAAGAGTTCCTACATCTTCCGATAACTCGTCACTCCTCTTGAGTAATTGTGAAAAAGCTGCTGTTATAGACATAGGTGATGCTACTTTTGTTGTAGATATAATATCGGCTGGAGTAAGATCTGCTATAGCACCGGGAAGAGAAGGCATAAATGCTCGGCCTACTGTTGCTAAACCACCACGTATAACCTCTCTCCGATCTACTTCAGGACCAGAAAGTTTTACAGTAGGTAAATTTGTTTTCTTCTTATCAGCCATTAGATCCCCCCGTTAACTCTATTATACACCTAAGATCTCCAGTATGCAACCCTTTTTCTTTGTGGTTTTTCATCTTCCCATTCAGGATCTTCAGGATGTGTAATATGCCATGACTCTCTCATGTAATGTATGGCCATCGTCAGAGCATCTACCTGATCATCATGAGCTGCATTTGGAAATTGTAATAGTTCTTCCACTAGCTCATCTGTCCACTTCTTATTCTTGGGAACCCATACCCGTCCCGATTCAATCATGGGAGAGGCAGCATATACTCTGCTGACCTTATCCCTGTCTGGAAGATATTCTCTTACAGGTAGTCCACCCCTTCTCATATCCTGTATGAGTGACTGACCACTTGCCTTCTTCTCCACTATACATACATCAGGTTTGAATTGATGGAACAGTATTTGAGATATCCTACGTAATTCAGGATACTCAAATCTTCCTCTCATATTACCTAATAGAATAAGATGAGATACTATACTTTCCCGGCCAAATTCATCTGTATCTGGAAGGGAAAAGATACCCCATGTCTGTATGACACTGAAATCAGCCGTGGTACTGGTGGAAAAGGCTGTATCATATGTCTGTAATATAAAGTCACAGGTAGGTGGGTCTTCATATTCCCAGAATCGTAGCCACTTCTTCTTAATTAGCCCACCTTCTTCTGGAGTTGGATCTTGCATGTACAATGCATTCCAGTATCGTGCTCCATTCGAGGCTTTAATCTCATTCTCATCAATTTGCAGTACTTCTTTGGGCTTCCATTCGGGGAAATAGGAGGAACCTACTGGTAATTGTAGGAGTTCTGCCGCCTCATCATCCAGCCAAGCTGGTATTCGTATCACTTCCCACGGAATAGTTTCATATTCACTCATATCTTCCTGTTGTTTCAGGAGCCATCCACATAGATCATCATAATGATACCTTGTATTAATGATTAGTATGGAACCATTGGGCATTATACGTGTACGTAGGCCAGCAGGATACCATTCCTTGACATATCTACGGCCAGCTTCGGAATATGAGTCCTCTTCGGACATCACATCGTCCAATATGGCTATATTAGCCCCTCGTCC